CCGACTGCCACCCCGAGCCATACCGGGGCTGCAACCGACTGCGGTCGATCATCCTTTCTATCGTCAACCCGCTTTCGCCAACATTGTCCACGCCGTGTACTCGGCCATCCTCCGCGAGATCAAGGTCAAGGGCGACGACGCCCGGTTCACCAAGGTCGAGCGGGGCCGGTTCCAACTCGGGAAGAAGGGAGCGTGAACCATGGGACGCATGGATAAACGCGAGATCGAGTTCCGCGGCATCCGGGGCGGCGCGCTCGAGCGCTGCGTCCGCCTGCCCGACGGCCGCGAATACAGCCACCGTTGCTCGAAGCAGGTCTTCGAGGCGGTCGCCGGCTACCTCGACGATCACCAGGACGAGGGCGTGAAGATCCAGTCGCTCGCCGACACGCTCGAAGCGCCCCTGACGCAGGTCAACGTCGCGCTGCAACTGCTGACCGAACGCGGCATGCTCGAACGACACTCCGGCAGTGGGCGGCTCGGCTACGTCGCCCCCGGCTACGCCCACGGTTTCTTCGAGCACGCCATGGTCGAGTTCTACGCCCTCATCGAAGGCTGCCCCCCGGAATTCCGGCCCCCGGAACCCCCGGAGGCCCCGCAACTCCCGAAATCCCCGGCATCGCAGCTCGCCGACGACCAGGAGGAGGAGTAAGCCATGGATCCGAAGGTGCTTCGACTGCTCGCCTGCGTCGATCAGACCCGGGCCGGGATGCGGGACACGGTGCGGCAGATGACCCGGCGGGAGCAGGTCGACCTGATCAAGACCTGCGCCAAGGGCGAACTCGCCGATCTTGACGAGCGCGAGATGCAGCTCATCGGCCTGCTCGCCGCGCTGTGCATCATCGAACTGCTGGACCGATCGCTGACCGAATAGCTTCATCCCGCCACCGCCTCTTCTACCTCGGCCGGCTCGGCCGAGGTTTTCTCGGGTTTGCAGCCAGAACGCATAGTTTCTGAGGTTTTCGTCATCTCGTTGGCTCGGCGACCTGATGTAGGAGTTAGAAAGGAAATTCTTATGCCGAAACCCAAACACACCCTAATCACTCAAGAACAGTTTGACCTCTTGTCGCCATTCGGGTACTGGAATATTTACGAAGTCCGAAAGAAGGACTGGGCACTAATCCCCCGAGTTCAACGGCTTGAGGACACGTTCGGAATCATGGCCAGCGGATCCATCGAAGAATCCCGTATTCTCAACGGCATCAACGCCGTTGTCGGTCTGGATGTCTTGGTCTGCGAGCCGAATCCTTCGCGAGAGGAGCCTGAAGGCAACGCTTATCACTACGTCGTTCAGGCGTCGAACGATCCGCGATGGCCATTCATCATTCATGGGCCGTATCCATCTGGGACCCTTGTGGGGCACTGGTTCGAGTTCGATGAGCTAAATCGCTATCTGACTTAGTGATCCGCTCCGCCTTCCGGCCGGTGAACTCCTCCCACCGCTTGACGATCACGTCACAGTAAGCCTCGTCCATCTCCATGAGGTACCCGCGGCGATCGGTCTGCTCGCACCCGATCAGCGTGCTGCCCGACCCGCCGAACAGGTCGAGCACCGCCTCGCCCGGCTTCGACGAGTACTGGATCGCGCGGACCGCCAGCTCGACCGGCTTCTCGGTCAGGTGCACCATCGACTGCGGGTTGACCTTCTTCACGTGCCAGAGGTCGGTGGCGTTGTTCGGGCCGTAGAAGTGGTGGCCCGCGCCCTCCTTCCAGCCGTAGAAGCAGATCTCAAACGCGCCCATGTAGTCCTTCCGCGTCAGCACCGGGTGCTGCTTGTCCCACACGATGCCCTGGCTGAAGTAGAGACCGGCGGCCTTGAGCGGGCCGGGATAGTTGCCGAGGTTGGCGTAGCCGGCCCAGATGTAAAACGAGCCGCCCGGCTTCAGCACGCGCGACGCGTTGGCGAACCAGGCGAGCAGCAGCTCGTCGAACGCCTCGGGGGTGACGAAGTCGTTGGCCAGCGGCCGGTCCTTCGCCCGCATCTGCCGGTGCGTCGCCTTCGACTTCTCCGGATGCCGCTTGAGGTCGAAGCCCTGGTGGTGCGCGCCCTCGATCTTCTTGAAGCTCGACAGACCCGCGGAGATCGCGTTGTTGCTGCGCGGTTCGCAGCGGACATTGTACGGGGGGTCCATATTCACCAGGTCAACCACGGCCCCGTCGAGCAGGCGGTCGAGGTCCTCAGGCGACCCGCTGTCACCGCACATCAGCCGGTGGCCATCCCGGGGGTTGCCCAGCACCCAGATGTCGCCGCGACGGGTGATCGGATCGTCCGGCGGCTCCGGCACCGAGTCGGCGTCGGTCAGCCCTTCGCTCACGCCCTCGGCTTGGCTGAGCAGCTTGCCGAGTTCCTCGTCGTCGAACGCGAGCACGGTCATGTCAAAACCACCCTCCCGCAGCTCGTTCAGCTCGATCGGCAGGATCTCCAGGTCCCACTCCGCCAGCTCGCCGGTCTTGTTGTCCGCGATGCGGTAGGCGCGCACCTGCTCCGGCGTCAGGTCGGTCGCGATGTGCACCGGCACCTTCGCGAGCCCGAGCTTCTTCGCCGCCTTCCAGCGCGTGTGGCCGGCGATGATCACGCCTTCGGCGTCGATCACGATCGGCTGGCGGAAGCCGAACTCGGCCAGCGAGGCGGCCACGGCGTCCACCGCCGGGTCATTGATCCGCGGGTTGCGCTCGTAGGGGCGGACGTCGTCGAGGTTCCGCAGTTCGATGTCGAAGGTTTCAGTCGCGGTCGTCATGCAAGCACCTCCATGTGCCAAAGGGTGAATCGCCGACCAATTCGGCGCGTGCGCAAAAAACTCTGTGTGACACGCCGACGCGTTCCCGTGCCATATTGGCAGTCTGCACGCCGGAGGACCCGCCAATATGGCAGTCGCACCCGGTCGCGGACGTTCGCCTGTGTCGCCGACCGGCCGTCGCCCGCAGTGTCGGTCCACCGCGATCGACGGTGGCCACGTGGGCGAACAGGGGCGACCAGGGCCGCCGACGTGACCTTCCTTCCCCGACTTCCTTCACCCCACCCTCTCGCGCGCACGCAGGCGGGTTTTTCCGTCGCGCGCACACATGGGGGTGATAGGGTGAAGGAAGGAGAGAGAGTGTTGTTATTTCTATACTTACGAGCCAAACTTCCTTCACCCCCGAGGGGTGAAGGAAGGGTGAAGTATGGTGAAGGAAGCTCCGAAATTTCGCCGCCGAACCGCCATACTTCACCTTCCTTCACCTTCCTTCACCCCTGCCAGTCGATAGGCCAAGCCGGTCCGCCCGGGCGTCTGAATCGGGGCGACAACGACCTCTTCGCGCTGGATGAGCGTGTCCAACAGCTCCTTGAAGTCCTTGGTCTTCATCTTCATCCGCTTCAGCAGCACCTGGTGCGACAGCGTCTGCCCCGGTGCCTCGCGTAGTTTGCGAACGACCTTGAGGCATTCGGCGTGGAACGGGTTCTCTGCGACGTACGTTTCCGCCATGAACAACTGCCGCCGCGTCTGATGCATCGCGAACGCCGTGGCCCACTCGACCGCGGGCAGGCCGATGACCGGATCCTCGTGGTTGGCGCTACAGGCGTGGATCAGCGCCAGCTTCTTCGCATTCTCCAGCGTCCGCGACCAGGCGACCCGGGCGACCTCGTCGTTCCGCTCGTGCGCCTCGTCGTACTCCCGCTCGGCTTGGCGCTGGAACGCGAGGATGGCCGCCTCCGCCTCCGTGGTGTACGGCACGACCCGGGGCTCGGGATGCACGTCGATCAGGTTGGCCCGCCGGCTGCCGGGCTGGAACTCAGCCCACCAGCGTGCGGTCTGGATGATCTGGTCGGGCAGACCTCGGGCGCTTCCGGGGGTCTGGCCTTCGCCGCGCTTGCCGATGTCGACGATCATGAGCCGGGCGAAGAAGCCGTTGGTGAGCATGCGTTGGCTGAGCGACTCGTAGAAGAACTGCGGCGTGGCGGTGCCGAACAGCGTCAGGTGCGGCTGATCGATGTGGGCGGCTTCCTTCTGACCCGCCTTGGCCCGCATCGGGTAGACGTCGTTGGCGGAGGTGTAGAGCGTGAGCAGGATGTTCGGGATCGACTCGCGCTTGTTCTCCCGGTCGAGGTTGATCTGCCGGAGCACGCCGTCCATCTCGTCGTTCTGGAACAGCATGGCGCTGGTGCGGGCGAGGGCGTCCTGGATGCCTTCGCCGCTGGCGAACTTGTCGCCGAGCGAGTTGACGTGGCCGATCTCGAACAGCACGCGGCTGTTGACCTTGCGCGGAAAGTCCTTGCCGGTGCCGGAACTGGCGAGCGCGAGCAGGTAGATGTTCGGCCGCAGGTCGCCGGCGTCGCAGACCCGCCGCCCGCAGAGGTAGGACTGCAGCGCCATCGCGCCGCAGAAGGCGAGCCCGACGTTCGGATACGGCGCATTGGCGAGCGTGAACTGCATGACCTGCGCGACGAAGCCGGGCACGTCGAACAGGTGCTCCGGGATCGGGCCGGGGTCGGAGATGTCGGCCACGGTGCGGCCGTCATCGGCAGGGTCGGCCGCACAGGATGGGATGTTCGCCGCACCTTGGCCCGGTGCGACCGACATCTGCACGATCGCCGAGATATCCGCGTCGGTATTCGGATCGGCGACACCGTCGCCGCCGTAGCCTTGCTCCCGCAGCGAGCGAGCCGCCTGCTCGAAGTCGCCGCTGTGCTCGATGTGGGCGTAGACCGAGAACGGCGAGTAGGCCTGGTTCGGCTCGAACGGGGCTGCGTTGGAGCTGAAGACGTAGAACACGCCGTCCTTCAGCGTCGCCGACGTGCCCGAGGCCTTGCCGGGCCTGCGCCAGTGCTCGTTGCCTCCGGCACCGCCGCCTTGGACCGGGACCCAGCCGTGGTCTTCCAACAATTTCCGGGGGTCGCCGCGTGCGTTGAAATCGTCGCCCGGGCGATCACCACCCCCGGAACCACCCCCGGAATTGACCCCGGAATTGACCCCTCGCGACACGTAGCCAACGTGGGCGGGCTGTGGCCTATCTCTAGGACCGTCCGCGACAGAGGGCACATACTGGTTCAGCGCCCACGCCGCCTGCAGCAGCGTCTCGCGTTCGGCCTCGGTGAGGACAGGCAGGTCGACGAGGTCGCCGTGAGCGAGGATGTAGCCTTCTGTCGGCGCGCAGAGGAAGAGGCCGCCTTCGCCGCGGGTCTCGATGAGCGTGACCACCGTGCCGTCGACTTTGCGCTGGGCGAGCTTCAGGTTGCCGCAGACGGCGGACTCGCAGCGGTAGACCACGTGGTAGCCGCCCGAGGGCGTGATCTCGACCACCAGCCGCTCGCGCAGCGCCGGCGGGATGCGCTTCCACCAGGCGTCAAACAGCTCGCCCTGCCCGTCGAAATCGATCATCTCGACGTGCAGCGACACCGCGCCGCAGATGATGCAGAGGGCGTCGTGGCCATTGCGAGCATTGGACAGCCAGGCCGACAGCTCCGCCGGCGTGGGCCGGCGCTGCTGGTACTGCTTCCACGTACCGATCGCCGGCCGCTTCTCCGCCCGCCGGGCCGGCAGGACGCAGAGATCGGCCGCGAGGTAGGCGTAGGCGGCCTCAGTCAGAATGGCGTCAGGCGAGGGCAAGGGCGGGCTCCGAGGATTCGGCGGCGATCGCTGCCGCTCAGTTGAGACGGCAGGCGTCGGCCGGCAGCATGCGGCCGCGGCAGCGGTAGAGCAGGCGGACCCACTCCACCTCGCTCAGCGAGCACTCATCCGACTGGACGTGGCGGGCATGGTCGTTCAGCGGGATGACATACCAGCGGGAGAAGTCGTCGGTGTACCGGACCACGAACGCGGGCAAGGCGGCCCGGTCAGCCAGATCCACGATCGCTCGGATGCTCGGGTGCGACCGTCGCAACTCGGGCGCGTCTTCATGCTTGTACTCAACCAGTGCGACCGCGTTGCCGGCGTCGTACTCGAGCATCAGGAAATCGATGTCCAGCGCCGGGCAGTCGTAGCCCCACGCCCGGTGCCGGCGGCTGATCCGCTCATCTCGCCAGCCGCTACGCTCCTCACGCACTTGCATCGACCACCTCCTGTTGCGCCGCGGCCAGCCGGTCCTCGGCGGTGGCGACGCAGTCGGCATCGATGTCAAAGCCGATGAACCGCCGGCCCATGCTCATCGCCACCACGCCGGTGGTGCCGGCACCGAGGAACGGGTCGCAGATCAGTTCGCCCGGGTCGGTGAACCGCTCGATCACGTCGGCCATCCCGCTCTCCGACTGGCCCCAGTGGTGGTACCGTTTGTCATTGCCGTCGCTGCGCGACACGTCTCCGATCCAATCACCCTCGTACCGGCCCTTGGTGAACCAGAGCAGCGGCTTCCAGAAGGTGTTCACCCGGCGATCCCAGAGCTGCGCGGCTTGGCCGCCCGGCGTGAGGTAGGCCAGCGTCCAGTGGTAAGTCAGGTGCGTTGACAGCTTCTCGATGATCTGCGGCAGGTAGGACTGACCGACCATGACCACCATCGATCCGCCGGGGCGCAGAGCGTGGTCGGCAAAGTGGGCGAGGTGGTCGTAGACGGGGAGATACTGCTTCGGATACGGCGGGTCGGTGACGATCCAATCGAGGCAGCCGGGGTCGACCTGCTCGGACGCCTTGGCGATGTCGGCGACGAACAACCGGCAGCGGTCGCCGTCGAGTGGAGGGCGGGCCGCCTTGCGCTCGGTCCGCTGCTGTTTCTGCTCGGCCTTGCGGAGACGCTTGTATTCGGCGTTGATGGTGGTCTCGCCGCGACGAAGTTTCTGCTTGGTGGTTTCGTCGGCATGGCTGGAGACGTAATCCGCCTTGGTGATGGTGTTCTGAGAGACCCCGGCGACGTGGGCGAGGCCCACTGCGGATTCATTACGCCGCTGCGACTCCTTCTTCACATATCGGCAGATCTCATCAAGAAGCTCGGGGGTCCGGGCGAACCAGTCGCCGCCGATGCTGTGAGCGGCGAACTTCTTGATGACAGCTGCCTCGATGCGCCTATCGCCCGGAAACGCAGCGATGCACTGAATCGCCGGGTCACTGGTAGCCAGTTCCTCCATGCGAGACTCGGGATCAACAGATACACCGACCTTGATCTTCGTGTCTGTCGCGGCGATGTAGATCTGCAGATCGTCGGCCATCTGAAGACGCCGACGTTCCTTGGCATAGCGCTGTTGGGCGTCAGCGATGAGATTGCGCTGCACGTCATGATCATGAGCGAAGTCGGCGCGAATCCTGGCGATCTCCTCCTGCTCCTGCTCCTGCTTGTCGACATTCCCTTCCCAAGATTTCTTGGGAAGGGTTTTGCGGTTCCCTCTCCCGCCTTCCGACCCGAAACGACCAGCTTCCTGTTGTCTCTGCTTCGCCTCCTCGACCAACAGCGGCTTGAGCTTCAGCGCCAGCTCCGCCCGCTGGTACGGCGTCAGGTTGCGCCGGCCGAACTGATGCTCGATGACCCATCGCTTCGCCGCGTCGTGATCGGGCAGGCTCAGCTCACGCGTCTGGTAATCGAGCCCGAAACGGTCGCAGATAGCCTTGCGGTTATGCCCGTCGAGCAGGATTCGCCGCTCGCGCCAGACGATCAGCGGGTCTAGGCAGCCGTCCTGCAGGAGGTTCGCCTCCAGCGTCCGCAGTTCCTCGTCCGTCGGTGGCGGGATCAGCGAGCGGAGTTGGTCATCGATCGCGATATCACAGGTAGCCGTCGTCACGGGGACCTCCATCAGAAAGGAATCTCGCTCTCGGGAATCCCGGCGTACTCGGGCAGCGCCCCGTCGTCCCGCTCGTCGCTGCCGTCCAGCCGCGGCGGGACCGGCCCGAGCCGGTAGTCGCTGAACCGATCGAACTTCTCGCCGGCGACCGACCGCACGGTGATCGACAGCGGCTCGGCGAGCGCTCCCGCTTCCGCCAACTCCACCGCCTCCTCGGCGGTATCCGGATACGACTCGTTGGACCGGGTGCGCCACCAGGTCTCGAACTTGTTTCTGGCGTATCCGGTGTGTTCGGGGCACACCCACTCCCGGTGGTACTCGAGCCCGCAGCGGTACTCGACCCGCATGGTCCGCGGGTGGTCCGGCGGCGCGTCCCGCTTGTGATGGACGGCGTAGGTGACCTCGTCGACGTCGTATTCGGTCTCCGTCACCTCGCCGGAGAGGATGCCGACCGTCGCCGCCTGCGCCTCGTGCTTCTCCCGCTCCGGCGGCGGAAACGCGTGTCCGCACTCCGGGCAGGTCGCGTAGCCGGCGTGCACCACCGCATGGCACTGTGGGCACTCCTTCGCCGGGGCCTCACCCTTGCCGCCCGCCCGATCCTCGACCTGCAGCGCGTCGACCGGGCCGTGGCGCACGATGTTGCCGCCGAAGTCGAGGACGAGGCAGTCCTCCTTCTCCGGATGCAGCCGGAATCCCCGGCCCACCATCTGGTAGTAGAGCCCCGGCGACATCGTCGGCCGCATCAGCGCCACGCAGTCAATTCCGGGGGCGTCGAAGCCGGTGGTCAGCACGTTGACGTTGACCAGGTACTTCAAACCCCCGGAACCCCCGTCCTTGAACCGCTGCAGCGTCTGTGCCCGCTCGAACGGCAGCGTATCGCCGCAGACGAAGCCGCACTCGTGGCCCATCTCACCGAGCACGCGCTGGATGTGCAGGGCGTGGGTGACGCCGGAGGCGAAGATCAGCACCGAGCGCCGATCCGCCGTCTGCTCGACGATCTCCCGGCAGGCGGAGGTGACGAGGTTGTCCTCGTCCATCAGCGCTTCGACCTCGCCGGCGATGAACTCGCCGCCGCGCAGGTGCAGCCCGCTCATGAGCGGCTTCAGCTTCCCCGCCTTGCTCTTCAGCGGACAGAGGTAGCCCTGCACGATCAGCTCGCGCACGCCCACCTCGTAGCAGACGTGGTTCAACAGGTGGTCGGGGGCGCAGATCGTGCCGGTGGTCATGCGGTACGGCGTGGCCGTCAGTCCGATCAGCCGCACGTTCGGGTTCACCACCTTCGCGTCGGCGAGGAACTGCCGATACATCCCCTCCCCACCCCCGGAATTGCCCGGCGGAATCATGTGGGCCTCGTCGACTAGGATCAGGTCGAAGCGATCGAGCTCCGCCGCCCGGCGATAGACGCTCTGGATCCCCGCCAAGATGATCGGATGGTCGGTGTCCCGGCTCTTCAGACCGGCCGAATACACCCCGATCTGGTGCCACAGGTCCGGTGCCATCGCGTGCAGCTTGTCGACCGCCTGTTCGAGCAGTTCCTTCACGTGCGCGAGGATCAGCACGCGGCCGCCCCACTTGGTCACCGCGTCGCGGCAGATCGCAGCCAAGCAGGGGGTCTTGCCCGATGCGGTTGGCAGCACCACACACGGGTTGTCGTCCCGACGGCGCAGGTGGTCGTAGACCGCCTCGACCGCCTTGGTCTGGTAGGGGCGCAGTTCCATGCGTCAGTTCCCGCAGTATCCGAGGCATTCGGCTCTGAACCCGAACGTCATCTGCCCCTTGTCCTCATCCGTCCGCAGGTCCACCGCCTCGAGCGGCACGCAGTCGCGATGCAGATAGACCTCGCCGTTCATGCCGTCCGCGTGGCGAATGGCCCGGTCGACCTGAACCGCGTCCTGCCACTGCTCCGGATCCGCACGGATCCGTCGCCACTCTTCGTTCGTGTGGTAGGGGCAGCCGATGCAGGCCGAGCGCGGGACCGGGTGGTCGGAATAGTGGTGCTCCAGCCAGTCGAGGCACATCCGCCGCGTGAACGGCCGGTCGAGCAGGTCCTCGGGCAGCCCGACGAGCGGGTAGACATGCCGCTTCCAATGGTCGCGGCTGATCCGCACCCGCCGCAGCTCGTCGGCGCTGATGCCGAACCACTGATCCACGGCATCGACCGGGGCCCGGGCGTGCGGCTTCAGACCGAGCAGTTCGCGCCGGACGAACCGCTCGATGGGTGCGATCTTGTACTCGCGGGTGCACTGCCGGCGGATCATCCCCTTCGAGCCGTCCTCGTTGAGCACGTAGAGCGGCAGGCTCGCATAGCGCTGCTCATCGGCCCGGCTGCCGCGGACAAAACCCTCCATCGTGTGTGCACGAAGATCGCCGTTCGTCACGCGGTGGACCGGGATGCCGGCCTTCGCCGCCTCGACGGTCAACCAGTCGAGATGCTCGTACACCTCCGCCGGCTCCCACTGCGTGTCGGCGAACACCGCGGCGTCGAGCTTGGGCAGCACGCCGCGGCAGGACATCAGCAGCACGGTCGTCGACTGCACGCCGGCCCCGAGCGAGAGAACCTTCAGACAGTCGGTCACGCGGCCACCGCCTTCCGGTTCATGGTGCGCCGCGCTGTCCGCCGCTTCGCCCGACCCAACGGCGGGATCGGCGGCACATAGGCGGGGCCGGGCCGATCGGCCGGGGGCAACGGCGCCGTCGGCAGGTCCGGATCGGGGAGCCGGGGCGGTGCTTGGCCCCGCGGATAGCTGTGGGCACGTAAACACCTGCCGCACAGCGGGGTCCGCGAATCTCGACACGGGACCAGTGCATCACGGAAGCAGCCGAGGCAGACCTTGACGGTGTACCCTCTCATGCCGCCTCCGATCCGGTCTGAGGCCAAGGCCCGCCGCAGAGTGGGCAGCGGCGCAGCGGCATCTCCTCAATGCGGACCACGACCTTTCCGCCACGCTGCGGCTCGCCGCGGACGACGATCAGCAGGTCGATCTGACCGTCGTCCTCGAAGGCGCCGGCGTGGGCGAGCGAGTCCTGTGTGCACTTGAGCAGGTTGTCCAGGTCCCGCCGGCGACGGTCGGGCGGGAACGCGTCCATGGCCAGCGCGATCCGCCCGCCGGACGGCGGCTTGCGGGGTCCGTTACCGCCCAATCCGGCGGCGGGGGCCAGGAGCCCGCACACTTTGGTGCGGTACTCCCGGCCCTTACGGCTGATCAGCGTCCGGCCGTGGACATTGCGGTAGTAGTGGTTCACGCTCGGTGGAAATGGCAGAGTGATTTTCACGGTCGTCGATCCAGTCCAAGCGGGTCGATGCCGGGATACACCTCGACCGGTGGCAGCGACGGGTGCTCGGGGTCGTACCAGTTCTCGATCCGTCGCTCAGCCGCGCGAATCGCGGCGATCACCCGCTTGGGACACTTGTGGTTGGTGGTGAGTCGGTGGCCACACACGACGCAGTGCGATAAACCCATGGCGGCGACCTCCTATCGCTTCCACGGCGGTGTGGTGTTCGAACCACCACCCCCGGAAGCGGAAGCGGATGCGGGGGCGGAGGTGGCGGTGGTCGACATTCCGGGGGCGGGGGCGGTCTTGGCCTTCGCCTTCGGCTCGTAGCCCTTGATCTCGTTGGTCATCTCGCCGGCCCCGGCAGCGTCGTCGCGCTTCTTGCACTTGACGTTGATCTGGATCGGGATGTTGTGCAGTTCGACGCTGTCCCGCGGCTGCATCACGCCGGTGGCGCGGCAGATCGCGGAGAGGTTGCCGCGGGCGATCTTCTGCGTCAGTTCGGTCGGGTGGTTGATGCACAGCCGGTCCCAGACCTTCCGCCCGCGGCAGTCGCCCTCGAGCACGGTGAACTCCAACTGCAGGTAGCTGCCGTCGCCCTTCTTCGTGGGCTTGATCTCGCTCGCGGTGATCGCGGCGATGTACTTGCCCGCCGGCAGCGGCTCGAAGCTCGTGGTCGGTTCGACCTCGTGGGCGTTGAATCCGTTCAGGTTCGCCATGGATCAGTGCTCCTTTTCGTTCCCGGTGTCTGGGGTGGTGGTTACGGGCTGGTCGTCGACCAGGCGGAGGTTCGGCCCGGCCGGCTCGGGTTCGGACGGGGTCATCGCCTGCATCAACGCGCCCCAGTCGAGCGGCAGCGCGGACGGGAGGCTGTAGCGGTTCTTCGCGAGGATGACGTTGGTGCCCTCTGTCAGCAGCAGACGCTGCTCGCCGTCCCGGTGGGCGTAGAGCACCGCGTCGGACCACTCGATGAAGGGCGGGGCGATCCACTGCGGCAGGTCGGGCGAGGCGAGCCGCTGGTCGTGGCCCTCCGGCAGCGTCACCTTGGTGTTGACCGCGTGGGCGAGCAGGATGATCGCGATGCCCTTCTCCGCCACCGCGTTGAGCATCGGCAGCAGGTCGCGGTAGACCACGTTCTGCACGATCTCACGCGCCTTGAAGTAGCCGCCGTGGGCGGTGGCGAGCGTGTTGGTGATCTCCCCGCGGGCCTTGCCGTCGAGGTCGAGCACGACGTGCTCGATGATCCGCTGGACCATCCAGTCGATGGTGTCGACGGCGAGGGCGTTGACCTGGTGGTCGGCGGGCAGGTCGGTCAGTTCCATTAACCACTGCCGCATCTCCGGCCAGCTCTGCAGGTACGGCGTGCGGGTGAGGCCGCGGACCGCACCGGCCCCGTTCTCGCAGTCCATCAGGATCGCGTCGGCCGAGGCGGCAAAGGTGGTCTTGCCGACACCCGGCTGGCCGTAGACGATCATCTTCGGCGGCGAGGGCGTGGCGGCGGTGATCAACGCGTCCATCAGCGTCATGAGCAGGCTCCGATGTCGGGGGTGTCGGGGTGGTGGTGTCTGGAAAAAGGCCCGGGTGGGCGTAGGGAGTCCGGCCGTCTCATCCCTGAGCGGCATCCATGCCATGCGGCACGCCGTCCCACCCGCGCGCTGGTTCGGGTGAATCAGAAGTCGAGAACGCGGACGACCTCGTAGCCGGTCGGGAAGTGATCCACTTCCCAGGCCCGCCGCAGCCGGCGGATCGCCGTCTCGTTCTCACGCCGGGCGGTGGCCAGCGTCTCGTCGCTCAGACGCCAGACGCCGCAGCGGAACGGCTCGATCTTCTCGACGGCGATCAGGTAGACCGGCGCGAGCACGCCGACGACCTCGGCGAGCACCGCCTGGTAGAAGGCGAGCTGGTGGTGGTAGCGGCGCTGCTTCGCGTCGAACTCGAACCGGTCGAGGTCGCGGGCGGTCTTCAGATCGACGATGCCCTTCCGAGGATGCAGCCAGTCGATCCGGATCTGGCACGGCGTCTCGCAGTAGTCGGTGCGGACCACGCCCTCGCCGCGGCCGTACTGGAGCAGTTCGACCGCCTCGTCGTTCATCGCCACGCCGCTGGCCATGTTCTCGATGCCGGCGAGATCGTCGTAATGCACGCCCGGCTTGCCGAGGTCACGCGACCAATCGCGGAAGGCGTTCGTGTCTTTGCCGAACGGTTTATCCGTCCGGGGGTTGAAGGGGCCGCCGAGGGCGAACTGCTGCTCGAACGCCTCCGCGCCTTCGAGGATGCGGCAGTGCGTGGCCCGGCCGATGAGCAGCGCCTGCGTGTCGACGTCGTCGATCAGGCCGAGCTGCTTCTTGCGGTACAGCCACGGGCAGGCGATGAAATCGAGCAGCTGGTGGCTGGAGAGGTACTCACCCTTCTTGGCGTGGTATTCATCCGCCGGCTCGGCGGTCAGCACGCTCAGGTCGATCTTCAGGTTCTGCGGCCGGGCTTCGATGGTCTGCGGCATGTCGGACTCCCTCGTGTTGCGGCGAGGCGTCGATGCCTCGTCCTGCCGTGGGAGTTATTTGCCGAGTGGGGCCGAAACTCATCGCAGACGACAACCGACTAAAGCTGAGAACCACTGCAAGTCTATTGATACCAGCGCTCAAGGCGTGTTGCGTGTGACGCGATATCGTCTGCCTGACATGTGTCAGAGACTCTTGTGACAACCGTGGCCCACTTCGACAGCCTTTCTGACATATCACCATCACCTGACATGCCCAACGCTACAGGCGCGACCCCACGCGACGGGCATCCTTGGGCCAGAGAGCCGGAGCCGTTCCGGCTTGCTGAGCACCCACCGGTTCAAGGATGTCCGCGATGCTACAGAAGCGACTGCTGGCGCGGTACGAGGGAGCGTTCGAGCCTTGGAAGGCGAGACTGGCGATCTCACGGATCAAGGCCCTCGGGCTGCCGAAGCACGAGTGGCCGGAGTTCATGCAGGACCTCGCCGTCCTGATCCTCGAGTTTGAGTTCGATCCGAACCACGAGACCGGCGCGTCGGAGATGACCGCCCTCTACGTGGCCATCAGCAACCGCCTGTTCTACCGGCTGCGCTGCCGAGGCCGCGAGGAAGAGGTGCTCCAGACGTACTACGGGATGTGCGGCGGCCGCGAGGACGCCGAAGGGCCGCCGCCGGATCCCTGCGGCGAGACCGACCACGGCCGCCGCGTGGACGTCAAGGATGCGCTGGCGCCCATGCCCGAGTTCGACCGAGCGGTGGCGGAAGGCCTGGCCGAGGGCCACAGTCGGTTCGCGATCGCCAGGAAGCTCGGCAGCTCCTGGAACACCGTCGAACGCGCCGTCGCCCGGCTTCGTGAGTGCCTCGCCGGTCTGGACCCGCAGGAGGGAGGCCGGCAATGAACCAGGCACTGCTGCTCAAGCCCAAAGAGGCCGCGACCCTCCTCGCGATCTCTCCACGACTGCTCTGGTCGTTGACCCAGAGTGGCGATCTGCCGTGTGTGCGAATCGGCCGGGCGGTGAGGTACGATCCGCGCGACCTGACCGCCTGGATCGACCGGCAGAAGAGCACCGGCGGGCTGACCGGGCTGACCACCAGTGGGTGTGGTAAGCACGCAGAAAGCCCTTGATTGTCTCCGCAGGTTGAGGCTCAGTGTGTCGTGGTTCCGCGGCAGGTCGCCGCGTCTATAACAGGAGTCGATATGGCAAGCATTACCCGCCAGTCCAAGGGCAGACGGATCATCCAGTTCAGCGACGTCAACGGTGATCGCAAGACGATCCGGCTCGGCAAGGTCAACCAGCGCACCGCAGAGGCGATCAAACTCCGCGTCGAGAACCTCGCCAGCGCGGCGATCTCCGGCCACGCGGTCGATGACGAAACCGCCCGCTGGGTGGCCAGTCTCGACGAGGTGATGATCGACAAGCTCGCCGCCGTCGGGTTGGTCGCCCGGCGACAGCGGGCCCGACTGGAGGCGTTCCTCGACGCCTACATCGCCACCCGCTGCGACACCAAGGCGAGCACCCGGACCGTCTACGGTCACACGAAGCGGAACCTGATCGAGTTCTTCGGCGCCGAACGGCCGCTGCGGGACATCACGCCGGGCGACGCTGACGACTGGCGGCTCGACCTGATCCGCCAGGGGCTCGCGGAGAACACCGTCCGACGCCGCTGCGGGATCGCCAAGCAGTTCTTCACCGCCGCCGTCCGCAAGGGCCTGATCAGCCGGAACCCGTTCGCCGACCTCAAGGCGGTGATCAAGGCGAATACCAGCCGGCTGTACTTCGTCAGCCGCGAGGAGACGGAGGCGGTGCTCGCCGCCTGCCCGGACGCCCAGTGGCGGCTGCTGTTCGCCCTCAGCCGCTACGGCGGGCTGCGGTGCCCATCGGAACACCTCGCCCTCCGCTGGCGCGACGTCGATTGGGAACGCAACCGCATCACGATCCATAGCCCGAAGACCGAGCACCACGACGGCGGCGCCTCGCGGCAGATCCCGATGTTCCCGGAGTTGGTGCCGTACCTCCGTGACGTCTTCGAGGAGGCGGAGGAGGGCACGGTCCACGTCATCACGCGGTACCGCGACACGAACGCGAACCTGCGGACGCAGTTGCAGCGGATCATCTACAAGGCTGGCCTCGAGCCTTGGCCGAAGCTGTTCCACAACCTGCGGTCAACCCGGGAGACCGAACTGACCGAGACGTATCCGCTGCACGTGGTCTGTGCGTGGATTGGCAACAGCCAACCGGTGGCCGCCAAGCACTACCTGCAGGTGACCGAAGCGCACTTCGATCGGGCCGCGGGCGAGGGCAACGCGCTGCAAAATGCGCTGCAGCAGTCTGCCGCTTTGCCTCGCACCGTGTCGCAGGAAGAAAATACCGAAATAGACAACCCCGGAACGTGCCAAGAGATACGAAAAAATGCGACTCCGTGCGAAAGCGCGGAATCGCATGAAGTGGGCGATACTGGACTCGAACCAGTGACCCCCGCCATGTAACGGCGGTGCTCTAGCCAACTGAGCTAATCGCCCGGGACGCGGCGCGAAGCGATTCTATCGACGCCCCCCCCCACCAGACAACGCCCCCGGAAGTAACCCCCCCTATGGGTTAGCGTCTGGCTGTGATGTGTTGATGATGCGGTTGACAGGAGAAGGTTGAGGGGCGGGGCATGCCCCGCCCCTCAACGGCCGGATCGCAGCCAGACCAGGGCCT